ATGAATACGTTTGCAGTTTCTTTTTTAGTCAGACCTTCAAAGGTTAACAAAGCAGGTGAATCCCCTATTGAATTAAGTTTGTGCATTAATGCAGAAAGAACTTATATCAATCTTCCAAGAAAGGTTAAACCTTCCTTGTTCGATTGCAAGAAGCAGGTTATTAAAGGAAGAAGTACGGAAGCAAAGGAATTGAATGAGTTTTTAAGTCTGATGAAGTCAAAGGTATATGAAGCCCAAACCAAACTTATTGAAATGGATATTCCCGTTACTTGTACCAATATGAAGGATATGATGAACGGTAAGATTGTAAAGAAGCAATATATGCTGTTGGAACTGTACAGGGAACACAACAAAGAATTCTTGGAACAAACAGGTAAAACGGTACGGATGCCAAGTTATATTAAGCACCTGACAGCCTACAACCATTTACAGGATTACATCAAACTGAAATATAACGGACGTGAAGATATATTTTTGTCTGAAGTTAATTCTTCTTTTGTAAACGGATTCTTTACCTACCTGTTAACCAAGATGCAAAACAACAGTGCGATTGGCAACCTGAAGAAACTAAGGAAGATTACCAATTTGGCTTTGAATAACCGATACATCAATATCAACCCGTTTGTTGGCGTGAAATACAAGTTACAGGAAGTGAAGGTTGATTACCTGACAGAAATGGAACTTGCAACTTTGATGAACAAGGAACTGACAATTGAACGACTGCAAAAGGTTCGTGATGTGTTTGTATTCAATTGCTTCACAGGCTTGGCTTATATAGACTGCAAGTTACTAAGAAAGGAATATGTGGTTGAAGACGAACAGGGTAATAAATGGATTGATACCAAACGTTTCAAAACAGGTATCAATTGCAAGATACCCCTGTTACCCGTCAGCGAACATATATTGGAAAAATACGACTATACACTACCTGTTATAAGCAATCAAAAGATGAACGGGTATTTGAAAGAACTTGGTGATATATGTGGTATAAAGAAAGACCTTCATACACACGTGGCACGTCACACAGCAGCAACTTTATTCTTAAACAATAATGTGGAATTGAATTCTGTATCAAAGATATTGGGGCACACCAATATAAAAATGACACAGAGATATGCCAAACTACTTGATACCACCATTCTTAAACAGATGGATGTAATGAAAACAAAATTTGCTGTTTGATTGATAAGGGTTGGAAATTCCAACCCTTTTTTGTTTCCACTACCTTTTATCTTTTATCAAAATTCAGAAGATGAAAAGAATAAAGATAGAAGATACATTATATAATGTTCCCGAAAGTTGGGATGATGTCACTTTGGGACAATATGAAAAATGGTTTGATTATGTTGCTGATTCCAAAATGAAAGAAGTTGAATTGGTATCACTGATTTCAACCATTCCATTTGACCTGTTATCAACCCTTCCATTATCCTTTTACACTGAGGTATTGAATATGGTTAGTTTTGCCTTTGCAGGAAATGATTTCAAACCGTCTAACAAGATTGTAATTGATGATGCAGTGTATTCCGTATCAGTCAAAGATGAACTGACCTTAGCTCAATATGTGGATGTTGAAGCCACCTTTGAAGAAGAAGGTAATGATTCACGTTTATCTGAAATACTTGCAATTGTTTGTTTGAAGAAAGGTGAAAAGTATGATTCCAAGATATTAAAGGAAAGAAAGAAGTTATTCCAAGATTTGAAGATGAATGAAGTGTTTCCCCTGCTTGCTTTTTTTTTGCAGTTAAGAAAGAACTTATTGATGATTACAACATTCTATTCAAAGGTAGTGGAACAGGCAAACCAATTTGCAAGCCTTATCAGGACTTCAGCAGAAAATGGGGATGGTATAAGGTTATTGCCGAAATTGCAAATGATGAAATACAGAAGTTTGATGAAGTCACTTCAGCAACAGTTATCACAGTGTTCAACTTCTTATGTTATCGACTTGACAAAGCACAGGCAGAAGAAGCACAATACAAGTTTGAAGAACAGCTTTCAAAGAATAAAAAGTAAACTATTCAGAAAATGATTGAAACAATAGTAAATACATTCAGGGAATTAGCACGTACACACAAAACAATAAAATCATTCTATTATAACAAGAATTATGAATTGGGTGCAGGTAATGAACCACACCCTTTACTTTGGTTGGAAGAACCGATTTTTGGAAGTAATACAGGTACTAATGGTTCTGTGTTTTCCAATTCTGTAAACTTTTCAGTTTTGTTTGTTCCTGATGCTGAATACACAACTGAACACCTGCAATCTTTAGCTTTCAGTATCGGGTTGAATATGATAGAGAAAATAAAACAGGATAAGGAATCTTACTTTACCATTAAGCCTGATTGGACTTATCTAACCTTATCTGATTATTATGATAATAATTGTGTCGGTTGCAGGTTCAGTTGTAATTTGATTACAAAGAATATCAGTAACCTTTGTTTGTTGCCTGAACAGTTTGATGATAATAAGCAGTTGGAAGAAGAAGCAACCATACCTGACTTTGATATAACAGTAACAGAAAACGGTTGTGAAACATTTACAAACAAACTTCCTGACTTTAATATACCAATTAGAAGATGAACAAGGAAACATTAAAGATAGTAGAAGCAATCGGTAATGATATACTTACTTTGGCAACAATCATAATGGAAGATGATTCAATATCAATTAATGATAAGGTTGGAAAGAACACATTAAAGAACAGTGCCTTAAAATCAGATATGGAACAGAAGATACAAGCCACTGATAATATAATGATTCAAACGTTCTTCAATCATTATATCATATATATTGAAAAAGGTAGAAAAAAGGGTGCTAAAAGAATTCCGATTGATGCTTTGCGTGATTGGGCTTTAAGAAAAGGAATACCAACCGATAATAATACACTATATGCAATTCAAACTGCAATAGTTAGAGATGGTATAAAAGGCAGACCAATTTTAGCGACACTTGAAAACAATATTGAAGAACTATTTGAAAAACAGTATTTTGATGAACTGTTTACGGCAATAATAACGGAGTTACAAGACTTCTTTAAAGACTAAAAATAAGAATATGGGATTTTTTACGAACACAAGTATAGCAGATGTAGTTGAAAACAAGAAAATTACATTAGCGCACAACCCTAATTTTGTAATATTCAAAAATAAGAATAGTACAAAAGTACCTGTTGCAATCAATTTAACTGTTGATGCAACTTATGCAGGTGGTGATGAATACCCTGAAGCCACTGAATTCTGTATTGTTGAAGTATCAACAGGTGTAAAACATACATTCAGAGGAACAAATAAGAAGGAAAATATTAATTCAAATACATTTTTATTGAGTACTGATAGGGCTGCAACTGCTGAAAATATCCGTATTGCCTTAATGAAGGATAGTTGGTTAAAGAATAACTTTGAAATAACCATTCCATTCAATATTAATGGCACGAATATTAAAAACGGATGTACAATTTATATTACATCAAAGGGTGCAGGTGAACAATTTACCTTCACTTTTGAAAAAATAGGTAGAACATTTTTATATCTTGAAGGTAATCCTGAATCTTCATCCAATTCAGATAGTATTGATGGTGGTAAGGGTAAAACAGAAATAGAATTGGAATTGTATTCTGATACCAATTGTTTCTTAGGCGTGAAAGATATTCCAACAGAAGCAGACTTTGGTACATATACAACCACGCTATCAAAGCACTACTTTCAGGATGAACTTTGGTTTGAGACAAATAACCTATTATCCAAGAAGGTTAATTATAAAACTGATTTCCTTACATCTTCTGATTGGGTTGATACAGGTACATATACTGATTACAGATATATTGCCAAAACCTTTGATGGAGAAACACGAACACCATTTTACATTTCAAATGTTCTATATGTATTGAATGGGTATGATTACACTTTGAACGAAAATGATTTGACTGATTACGTGTATGATACCCTATACCCCACTGTTGTACAGCCGTTGACAAATGCACCTGATAAGAATTATGTGGTAGGACAAACAGAATACTTCAACTTTATATTATCTGATATGCAGCATAATATCAACATTACACCTGAATTTAACTTTGGACTAACCTATAAGTATTATACACCTTCAGGTGATTATATAACTACTATCAATAAACAGAATAAGAATAGAAAAACTTTTTATGTTGTAAATACTATTCAATTGAACCCTGATATTGAAGGGGTTGAAAAGAGTACCAACAAAACGGTTGGTTCGTTTACAGTAGCTTTAAACAAGGATAACACGCCTATTAGTAAGGAATTGAAGTATAATGTTGTACCTGAATGTTTGAATAGAACAAATGAATTTGCCTTTTTAAATAGATTAGGCGGTTGGGATTCCTTTAACTTTGGCGGTACATGGAGTACAGAGTTTAAAACGGATGCTTCAACCGTTTATAAGACCCTTCTTCCTGATTATAAGATTAGTTCTGAAATTGAATCAGTATTTAAAAAGGAGATTGAAGAACAATTTAGTATTAAATCAGATATTGTAGATTATAATACTGTTGAATGGTTAAGAGAATTGGCAGCTTCTAAGGTTGTTTATGAATTATATTCTTTGAAGTATGTTATTGTAGATGATTTGAATTTGAAATATAATGATGATGATGATAATTACCAAGTTGAAATGAAGTATCACTATTCAGATAATTTTAATTCTGTTATCAAGGGATAAAGTATATTTCAGATAGTATATAAAGGTGGTACGGGTAACTGTATCACCTTTTATCTTTTTTCAAAAAAGATAATGGTAAACGTTGAATTATATATAAACAATCAGCTTTGCGATATAGTTAGCCCTTATGAATTAGGTGTACGATTTCAAAGGGAAATACTAATACCTTCTGAAATTACAACTAAAGATGTTCAGTACAGTTTTACAATTAAACTTCCAACTTCGGCAACCAATAACAAGATATTCAATTTTGCTAATGTTGAGGAAGTAAAGAACAAATTCAATTATGAATATAATGCTATATTGATTGTAGATTCAATAACCGTATTCACAGGTAAATTCAAGATTACTGAAATTGATGAAGAAACATATAAAGGCAACCTTTATATTCCTGCTGCTAAGACTATCAAAGAAATTTTTAATGGCAAGAAAATGACTGAAAACGGTAATTGGTATATACCATTTAAAGATATTGGTTCGGTTGGTGGTTATAACTCAAAAATGATTACTGAATTACAGGATTGCATTTTTCCAATCGTGTTATATGGGCTGTTACCCAAGAATCCAATAAATTCAAATGCTATTGAAAATGGTGAAGTAGTTGGTGAATATACCCCTAAAGATGAATTTGATGATTATGTAAGAATGGGTATTGAAGATTTTCCACCTTCTGTAAATGTTCTAAGAATGTTGAGAAAAATATTTGAAAATAACGGTTATACGCTTGGTGGTACAGCATTTGAAGATACAAGATTAACCAACCTTTTTGTTTCATATAAAAATGAATCTGATTATGAACAGGAATGGAATTGGGGAGATATGGCAAGTTTCAAAGTAAAAGGTAATTGGGAATCAGTAAGAAACAGATGGCAAAATTACAGAACCTTTGAACGAAATATTGAACGTGTTGAATCGGATAAGGGTGCTTTTTATGTAACCGACTTATTAAATTGCAACAGAACTGTTATTACTGAAATAAGTGATACGGGTAGGAATCTAACCACAAGTGTTGAAAAGGATAAATGGAATGATGAAAACTACATGAAAAGAAAAACACTTATCACTATTCCCAAATCAGGATTATATAAAGTAAGATTGAAGGGTTCAATTGAATTGGAACAGGGACGTGATAACAGTGGTAAAGATAGTGGTTGGAAATGGACGGATAACGTAACAGGTAATATATTTACTTCAGGTGGACAATACAAAAGAAACAGATGCAATTACTTTGATAGAAAGCGTTATGAATTACAATTAGTGCGTGATTTTGGTTCAGGTGATTTTGAAACTTCCAATAAAACAACTGTTGGGTTTTACTTTCAGCCAAACAACCCACAGAACAATACTTTTAATGGCAATTCACCTGAAAATTATCCAAAATATTTTCCTAAACCATTTGGCGCACAATTAATTGATGCTTCAACTGACGAAAAATTTGTCAGCGGTTTGCATTTTGGAAGGGTTGATAATGATACGGACTATAACCCACAAGGTTATCAGGCTAATTATATGTTTATCAAGAACGGTTGGAGTTGGAATAAATCTTATACCCAAAAACAAAAAATATATTCTGCTTATAATAATCCTGATGGCTATTGGTGTTGGGGTACTGATAATGATGCAACTATTGAAACTGACCCTGAAACGGGTGAAGAAGTTGAAGGTGGTGATGATACAATATCTTTGGCTTGGAGACAATCAAACCGTTATCAGGCTAAAATAAACAATATACCAAATTCTTGGTGTGGCGCACGTGATGAAATATATGGTGAAGGTGAATTGTATCAAGTTGTTTGGTTTGAAAAAGGTGAACATCTTACATTATTGGCTGTTGGAGAAGCAAACGATTATAGAAGAAATACAGATAAAACCAAATGGAGCGTTTACCCTGCTTACATGAATGTTACCTTTGAATTGGATGTTGAACCATTCAGAACAGATACATCTTGGATTACCATTAATAATAATGGTAATGGTTATTCTGATATGGATTGGAATGCACCATGTAATTTTTTGAAAGGTCAAATTGACTTGATAAAGTTTCTTCCTAATGATGTGAAAACTGATGAATGGATTGATAATTTCTGCAAAGCATTTAACTTAAAGTTATCACAGAACGGGTTGAAAAACTTTGATTTGGATGTTAAACAGGTAAATTATTTAAGTACCACTTCTGTTATTGACTTAGAAAATAAAGCAAATATCAATTTCAGAAACAATACACCTTTAAATCTGCCTTCTGCTTTTGAATTAGGATTTTCAATTAATCAGGATGAAGAAGGATTTCACAGAACAGGTGATGATGGTGGTGGTAAATTTGAAACGGGTACTATTGATGGCAAAGTGTTAACTCAAACATCAAACTTTAGTTATGGTTGGTATAAGGATATAAAATACATGGGCAGACAAAATGATACAACTAAAGAAGTATTGTCTTTACCAATCATTTCAAGTTATGAAGTATGGCAGGACGATATGACTTATAAGGAAGGTGTTTCTAAAATATATACAAGTTATAATCAAAGGTTTTGGTATTATTCAGGTTATTATTATATTGATTTATTCCTGTATAATGATAATGTGTCAAGCCATTATAGAGGTCTTACAATAGCTGATGTTTCCAATACATTCAATCAGGATAAGATATTGAATTTGGATTATAAAAATAAAAGTAATTCTATTCTAACCACTTATTTCACAGTGGTTGCATCAAATGATACCAACTATACTGAAATAGAATGTTACCTAACCCCTGATGAATATGATAGGTTGGATGGTTCAAGTTTGGTTAAGTTGAATGGCGATTTATACTACATATCGAGTATTGAAGGGTATGATATTACCGAAAAGAATAAAACGAAACTGAAACTTATCCGAAAAATGAATTGATTTAAGTGGTGTGGCTGTAATGGCTGCACCACTTTCTTTTTATCTATTTTCAAAAAGATATAAATGGATAAGAAAATATTCGTTATTCAGATAGACGGTATAGAAAAATCATATAATGATGTATTGTCTTTGGTTGACGCTTTAAAACAGTTGGATAATTCCAATACCACTGTAACAGCTTCGACAAAGAAAAAGACGGAAACCGTTACTGAAGATGATAAAGCCCAAAAACAATACCAAGCCACATTAGATAGAATTGCCAAACTTGAAGAAGATGCAACCAAACAACAGATTGCAGCAACCCAAACTTTGCGTGAAAAACGTTCTGTTGTAGAACAGGAAGTGAAAGCTAATACTGCTGCTGAAGGTTCAATAAAACAAATGGGCGCACAGCTTTCATTACTTCGCAAACAGTACGACAATCTTTCAAAATCTGAACGTGAATCTGAAGAAGTTGGCGGTAAGCTATTGAAGCGGATTCAGGAATTGGATGCTGCATACAAAGAAGCCAAAGAAAGTACAGGTAGATTTCAGGATTCAGTAGGTAATTATGCTATTGCAGGTAAGGAATTACAGGAAACACTTGAACAGAATACCAAACAACTTGCTTATATGTTGTCACAAGGTGTCAAGCCTACTGATGAAGCCTTTATTAAGTTGGCACAGGAAACAGGAGCGTTGAAAGATGCTTTGGATGATGCAGCAGCAACAGTGGCAACTTTTGCTTCTGATACACGTGGTTTAGACCAAGTTTTAGATGTCGGTTCTTCATTAACTGCTGTATTCGGCACTGCAACAGGGGTAATGAGTATGTTCGGTGCTTCAGGTGAAGCGGTGGCAGAACAGATACAGAAACTTCAGGGTGTAATGGCTACTTTACAATCCCTTCAGACACTTCAGGTTAATATAAACAAACAAGGTACATTATCAAATACCCTTTACTTGAAGGCTTTAAGATTGTTGGGACTTGAAAGGAAAAAAGAAATAGCCTTGTTAGGTTCTGAAACGGCTGCACAAGGTGCAAATACAGTGGCAACAAATGCTGCAACAGTAGCCACCAAAACATTCAGTAAAGCCCTGATTGCAACAGGTATCGGTGCTATTGTGGTATTACTTGGCTTATTGATTGCCAACTTTTCAGAAATAAAGGATTGGTTTTTAAAACTGATTGCACCAATAGACGGATTCAAAGCAGCCCTAATGGGTATTGGAAGTGTTATTACCAATTATATTGTTGCACCTTTCAAAGCCCTGTTTAAATTGATGAAAGGTGATTTCAGTGGTGCGGTTGATGAATTCAAGAAGGGTTTTGATGTAATGGGCAATTACAGTGCAGGTAAAAATGCACAAATGGCAAAAGATGCAGCCGAGCGAAACAAAAAGTTTGTTGAAGGTGCTTTGGCAACAACTGATACCCTGATTAAGAATAATGAAGCTAAGTATGGAAGTGATTATAAGTACACTGAACAGGGTAAAAAGTTATATGACAAGTACTTTGCTTACCAACTTTCCTTATATAAGGGTGATAAAGAAAAGTATGCTGAAATTCAGCGTGAAAAATGGGCTTATGACAGGGAGTATAACGAAAAACTGAAAGAAGCCGAAAAGAAAAAAGCTGAAGATGCTAAGAAAGCAGCAGAGGATGCAAAGAAGATTGCTGATGAAAGAAAAAAACAATTGGAAGATTATAAGAAGTCTTTGGATTCATTCAACAAAGAAACTTATGCACTTTCAATTGCAAATGAAGAAAAACTTATTGCTGTACAGAAAAAAGCAGCCAAAAATTCTAATGAAATGGCTTTGGCTTACGGTAAAGAAGCTGAATTACTGAAACAGAAGAATGAGGATGAAAAGAAAAAGGTTGAAGAACAATATAACGAACTGATTAAGAAGGCTGAAAAACTAAAACAAGACACAACCAAGATAACTGAAGCCAAGAACGCACGTATAAAGGAACTTGAAGAAAAACAAAAGGCTGATTTAGTGGGCTTGGAAACTGAAAAGACTGAAGCAATCAATAAGATTAATGAAGATGCCAAAAAGAAAAAAGTTGAAGAAACACAACAGGCACTTGATTCTGAATTGAAATTGATGAATTCACACTACACTTCAATTCAAGACCTAACAAAAAATGCAGTCAAGAAAAGCGGTAAGTTTGATTTGATTGATGTGGATGCAACCAAAGCCAATTATAAGAAGATTGGTGAGGAATTGAACAAGTATTTGGATAATCTTAATTCATCTAAAGACCGTATCAGTAAGTATTATGATGATATGGCAGGTTTATATTCCAAAGATTCACAGGAATACAAGGATTTGCAGGATAAGAAACAGGCTGCTTTGAATGATGTTGAAAGTAAAATCAAAGTTACCAACAAGAATATTGAAGATAACACACAGGCTTCAACACAGGTTCAACAACAATATTTTACTGATTTGGCAGAAAAGGTTAGCAAGGTATATGAAGGGGTAAATGAACTGTTGTCAGGTGCATTTGATGCTGCACAATCTATATTTAATATGCAGTTGGAAGAAGCGCAGGAAAAATTAGATGAAGTGACTGAAGCTTATGACGAAGCTGTTTCAAGGAAAGAAGAATCAAATGCAAGGTTGGCAGAATTGGAAGAAGAAGCCAAGACTGCAACAGGTGGACGTGCTATTGTGGTACAGGAACAGATTGCAAGGGAAATGGAAGCCAATAAAGAGCTTGCAAAACAGGAAAAGGAATTGGCAAAGGAGAAAGAAAAACGTGAAAAGGAAATTGCCAAGATTGAAAAGAAACAGAAGAAAGCAAGTTTGGTGCAATCGCTTGTTACAGGTATTGCACAGGCTGCTTTAGGTGTTCTTCAGGCACTTGCAGGTGTACCATTTCCTGCAAATATTGTGGCTGCTGCTTTGGTTGGTAGTATGGGTGCAATCCAAACGGGTATTATTTCAACACAGATTGCCAAACTTGAAGATGGTGGTTTATTGAATGGCAAACGACACAAAGACGGTGGTATTCCTGTTGGAAATACAGGTATTGAAGTTGAAGGTGGTGAATATGTGATGAATCGAATTTCAACTCAAAAGAACTTAGGTTTGATTGAATATATAAACACGTCAAGAAAAGAAATACAGGTTAATGATGTTGTTTCCTTCTTCAACAGGAAAGGCAATACTTCAATTACACCTGCACCGACTTTCAAAGTTCAATATGAAACAGGTGGGCAATTGGCAAATCTTGATACTGTTGGTGCTGCCACTGCAAATGATAACAGGATATTGGATGCAATCAATTCGATTGATTTCAAACCTTCTGTATCAGTAAAAGAAATTCAAGATGTTCAAAGCAGAATGACTTCGGTACGTGAATTGGCAGGTGCAAGCAATTAATTGAAAATAGTTTATAAATAAGGTGGTATGGGCAACTGTATCACCTTTTTTTATTTGAAATTATCTATTATCAAAAATTGATAATGGCTAAAATTCCAATATATGAATGTAAAGTTGATGAATCCTTAAATGATGTGACGGGGATTTATGCAATTTCCTTTGTTGATGAACCTGCTGTTGAAGAAAATTTTGTTGCATTATCAAAACAGGCAGTATTATTAAACAAAGACGTTAAAAAGCAAATCCTTACAGGTGTGGTTTTGAAACCAAATCAACTGATATACCGATTGGACGAACAGAACCAACCCTATTATATCCAATTTTCAGAAGTTGAAATTGAAAAGATTTCCCACAAGATGATGAAAGCAGGATTGGCTTTATATCACACGACACACCAACACGAATCCGAATTGAAAGGTAATTACTTAACTGAACTTTGGATTATTACCGACCCTGATAATGACAAATCAAATGCTTTAGGCTTTAAAGACCTTCCTAAAGGTACATTAATGGCTTCTTATAAAGTCACTGATAAAGGTTATTGGGAAAATGAAGTAATGGCAGGAAAGGTAAAAGGATTCAGTTTGGAAGGTTTTTTCAATCAAGAATTAAAACTAAATAAGACAATAAAGAAAAATAAAATGACAAAACACAAGAAAACAAGCCTTTTAAGTAAAATAGGCAAGTTCCTAATGGATATTGAAGATGTAGAAAGAACTGATGCAACTGATTCAGGTGAAAACGTTAGAATCTACCAATTGTATGATGGTAAAGAAGTAATGGTTGATGAAGATGGTTTTGCAACTATTGATAACGAGCAAGCACCTTCAGGCGAACACAAGCTTTATGACGGAAACACATTAGTTATTGATGATGCAGGTCAATTTGTTGAAGTAAAACCTTCTGCTGTTGCTGTAACTGAACCTGCTGAAGCCGTTCCTGCACCTGTTGATGTTCCAAATGAAAATCCTGCACAACTTTCTACTGAAACGGAAGAGGAAAAGAAAGAAGATGAATCTGTTGAAGATGAAAAGGATAAAGAAAATATGGAAGATGTACCTACTGAAGTAGATGTTGATGCTGTTATGGCTGAAAACGAAGCATTAAAGGCAAAGGTTGCTGAACTTGAAGCCAAGATTGCCGAATTGGAAGGTACAGTTGAAACTAAAGACACTGAAATTACTGAAATGAAGAAAGTAACACCTTCTGTTTCCCCTGTTGTTCCAACCGCATTAAATGCAACAGCAAAACCATTTGAGAAAATGACACGTGCGGAAAAAATAGCTTATACACTAAGAATGAGCAACAAATAAAATAGAAATTATCTATTACAAAATAAGAAAAAGAAAAACACAAAATAGAACATGGCAGAAATGTACGATATTACAGGTATTAGTTACCAAGCTTCAAGACAACCTGAATGGTTTACCAAAGCCTTATTTACAGGTAAAATTATAGATGGTAATTATGTTAGAATACTTCCTAACGTGAAGAAAAGCACCTATCTAAATATGTTGGATTTAGACGGAAATGTATTACAAAAATCAAATCACGATTGCGGTTGGAATCCAACAGCAGCTTTGAAGTTATCTGAAGCATTAGCAACTGTAACCGATTATAAAATTCAATTAGAAGATTGTATTGAAAAATTTGAATCAACTTGGTTGGTTGACAAGATGAAAGCAGGTGCAAATGTAGATGAATTACCTGCAACTTTAGGTGAAGCTTCACTTGATATTGTTGGTAAATCTGTAAATGCAGATATAGAAAGAATGTTGTTCGGTGGTGATTCAGCTAATGATAATGAATTTGATGGATTTGTTAAAATTTTGAATGATGCAGCCGATTCAATTAAAGTTTCAGGTTCTACTTTAACCAAAGCAAACATTATAAATGAGTTGGAAAAAGTATTTATTGCAATTCCTGAAGCAGTATTACAACAAGGTGAGGACGCAATTAAAATCTTTGTTTCTTATAATTCATACAGAGCGTTGAAAATGGCTTTGGCAAATGTTGAATCACAAGTAATTGCTGCTGCATTTACAGTTGATGGTGGAACTATCCGTTACTTAGGTGTTGAAATTGTACCTGCTGTTGGTATTACAAACGGTCAAATGGTTGCTGCAAATGTGGATAATTTAATAATGTTGACTGACTTAGTTTCTGATTTCGCAAATATCGAATTGGGTACATTCCCAAAACCAAACGAAAACAGATTATGGGTTAAAGGTGCTTTAAAAGTCGGTGTTGCAATCGCTTATCCAAGTGAAGCGGTATTATATGCTTAAATCTAACATAAGGGGGTTGAAATATACCCCTTTATTCAAATAATAAAGAAGAAAACACAAAATAAAATGAGTTGTAAACTATCAAATAATATAACACGTGATTGTATGTACCGTGTGGCAGGTGTGAAAAGACTTTATTTGGCAAATTTTGATGTTGCCAATAAGTACGAACAAGATGCTGACGGTGTAATTTCAGCAATCACTTTAGGCACAGGTCAAAAAGTATATCAGATGGAATTTGCTGATGGTACTGCACAGTGGACGGACGATTTAACAGCAGGTGGTAACAGTAATAAATACAGAACCCACACTTTAACCTTCATAATGACAGAATATGATACCAATATCCTTAAAGAAACACAAGCTTTAGACTTGGGACGATACACAGCCTTTGTGGTTGACAATAACAACAAAGTTGTTTGTTTAGGACGCTTGAATGGTATGGTTGCAAGTTCTGATAATTATGCTTCAGGTGCAGCAGAAGCGGATGCCAACGGTTTTACTATCGTAATGGCAGGTATTGAACAAGAAGTTGCACAATTAGTTAAAGATGAAGAAATTGTACGTGCTTTACTTCAACCTACTGTTGTTGTAACAGACTAATTGAATTGAAAATAGTTTATATAAGGTGATATGACTTAGGTTGTATCACCTTTTTTTATCTCTTTTAAAAAAGAAAATGGATTGTAAATTAGATAAAAACCTTACAGGAGAATGCAAATATGCCATTTCAGGTATTCATTCACTTTGGGTACTTAATATTGATGATTTCCAAGTATATGAGTTTCAAAATGATAAATTGTATTCTGAAATATATATTGATAACATATACACTAAAGGCAGATGGTATGAGTTGCAGACTATTGACGAATCCAAGTTTACTGAAAAGTTTGCAAATGGTGGATATAGTCAGGAACTTACCACTTATATATCAAAGTTTGATTCAGAAATACAGGCTGAAATACTGAAAACCAACAAAAAGAAATTCTTAGTACTATTTAGGACTAATGAAGGACGTTATTTTGTTTTTGGTTCTGATGGCGGTGTTCCACTTGTTTATACTGCTGAAACGGGCACAAAAGGTTCTTCAATCGGTTATTCTGTTACCTTATCCAAGAACAGCCAATTTCCATTATTTGAATTAAATCCTGATTATATGGTTAATGGTGGCGGTGCTAAATTCCAATATTTACCCGTATTTGAACCTATATATTGTCAATTGAATGCTTCAAATAAAAATACAGGTTATCAGGTTGCCACTTATGCTTTGAAACAAACTATTGATAAGGGTGAAGCACTTGATATTAATGGCGATTTATGTTCCATATCGGGAAAAAAACAGTCTATTGTGATACTTCAAGGTAAATCAAATCCTGATTCATCCAAATATGAATCAGAAGGTACTTTTACACCTGATTCTGTATTGAAAGGTGGTAATGTTGTAAAGAAACTGAATTATATGGAATGCCGACCTGAAATTACAGGTTCTATAACTGCAACTCCTAACTTGGTTACACTTACAAGAAATGTAAGAACCAAGAATATTACCATAAATTCACAGCACGATTGGAAATTAATTCAGGCAAGCGATAAGGCAACCTGTAATACAAATGAAGGTGGTGCAGGTTCTTATGCTGTAAGATTTGATAGAAATACCAATTATGGAAATGGTACATTCAAATTCAAAAACACTTATACACAGGAAGAAATTGATGTAAAGGTTCAGAATTTGGTGTTACAGTCAACAGGTATGGATGTTATAGGTGAACAAGTTACACCTACTTCAAACGGTGTTATTTGTTCGGCAGCAGGATGTTCTATCAGACTATCAATAATGTGTGCAGGCGGTGCAGGTACTTATTCCCTATCAACTAATATATCACATTCTAATTTTGTTACATACACTGCAAATACCAATTCATTTGAAATAAGGGTATCTGAATCAGATATTGAGGAAGAAAAGACTGCTGTTTTCACATTAACACACGATACTTCAAGTGATGAAAAGATAGTGTTCACTGTTACGCAAGAAGCAGCAAAGATTATTAAGATTCCTGATTTCAATTTCCTAACATACAGATATAAATGGACTGAAGAAGATGGCAGGGATTTAGACACCGCAACAGAGTTGGTAAACAGTGGTTTGGTTGATGAAGCAGGTAATTCAATTGATGGTTTGGCTGTTGGTTGGAGTATGGCAGGGAACAGTAACACAGAAGTTACCAAATACCTCAAATATGGTGGTGATAACCGTGATTCAGGTAATGAGTGTACGTTTATTGATATGCTTGCTTTATGTTCTGAAGAACATTTACCCAATCTTCCTGATAAGATATTTGTTGATATATATGCTAATTGGTACGGAGAAAAAAGAAATGGTTATATGACCTTTGAAATAAAAGCTTATAAAGGTGGCGAAATGGTACAGGATGGTTATAATTTTAATAATGTTGGTGGTGAAGAAGTATATTCAGGGGAACAATCCAAATTTGTAAAAGCTGCCTGTACTTCAAATCATTCCACATATAAAACAGATTACACTTATGTGTGTCGGGTAACATACGACAAGTTAACCCGTGAAGCAAGTATTGCAATTCAAACAGACGATTCAGGTAATGATTGCCACACCACTTAAATAATAATTTTATCTATTATCAAAATTAATAAGAGATGTTGAGAATAAACACTACAAGTAAATATGCGGAATTTAAGTCAGATACAAAGTCTGATTTATATCCATTAAACGAAATTTCATATACAGTTGAAAATGATTCTGAAACAGTTTCATTCTATAATAGATTTTACAATAAAATAATGACTGAACAGATTTCCAATATACAAGTGAATGATGTTCCTGTTGCCCGTGATAATATCCAAGATTTATTATCTGTGTTGTTTGCTTCTAATGAAGGTGGTGGCGGTGGTGGAACTGTTGACCTTTCAAACTATTACACCAAACCTGAAACCAATACTTTAGTTTCAAGTAAAGTTGATAAAGTGGAAGGTAAACAACTTTCAACTGAAGATTATACCACTGAAGAAAAAAACAAATTGGCAGGATTGGAAAATTATGATGATACTGATATTAAAAATGATATTGCAGCTAATACGGTAGCAATAGAAGCCGAAGTTGAACGTGCTACTGCTGCTGATACTACTTTACAGGACAATATCAATAAAGAAGAAACACGTGCAAGAACTGCTGAAAAAGAATTGGATATTAAAGTTAGTAATAAAGTTGACAAGATAGAAGGTAAACAATTAAGTACTGAAGATTATACAACAGCCGAAAAAACAAAATTAGCTTCATTAGAAAATTATGATGATACCACTGTTAAGGGTGATATTGCAGCTAATACAGAAGCAATAGAAGCTGAAGTAACACGTGCAAAGGCTGCTGAATCAACACTTAATAATAAGATTCCAACGGCACAAACAAGTTATATTGGGAATAATAAAAATTTTGTTTATTCTGAAGGCAATACAGGTAGTACAAAAAATGTAGTATCTAATATAAGTATAAGTAGTTATGAATGGGGTGTATATATTATTCCTCGTAAATGGGGTGATGAAAGTAGTCTTAAATCTGTTGAAATTCCATGTGCAACTGAAAAAAATGCAGGAGTGATGGCAAATTATGATAGAATTAATATGAATTATTTGTTGGGTTATGAGGAAATTACCCCTGATGAAAGTGGTAATTTGCAATTGTTGGATAATAGAATAACACAATATACTGTAATTACAGGTGATACACGTATTAGTTTACCTGTAAATCTTTATAATGATATTAAAGAACTTCATTTAATATTTGAAGGTGTTACAGGTAGTACAATCACTTTTCCTTATAGTGCAGTTTGGAAAGTAGCACCCACTGAAATTGTTGAAGGTGCTACTTATGAATTCATATTTACATGGATTAAATCACAGAATAAATGGTATGCAGGTTATATAAAATATGAGTAAGAAATTATTATTTAATGAAAGTGTACCTTTAGCTGAAGTACCTTTGGCAAAGGATTCAATATTTAGAACCCTGATATTTATTTTCGGTTCTAACAATTCATACTACTTGGATATTAATAGTAAGGCAGCAAGTTTAAGACTTCAATATTTAACAGGTGAAAGTGCAGGTTATATAACCTTCACGCCTAATATCAACGTGAATATAACTGTTAAGTTT